TGTGAGCAGATTAGAAGGCCGAAATCGTTAATGTTTGGTATGTTTGGATAAGAACACAAAACATTATGTCAAAGTTTCTTATCGGATTGTTTATCAAATTTGGTAAAAGTGAATCTTTACGCAAGGCTGTATTGTTATTGCTCAAAGATGCTTCATCTAAAACTGACAATGATATAGACGATGCAATAGTCAAGATGATCGAAGAAAAACTCTTCCCAGTAAAATGAGCAACGATACTTTCTTCAACATAGATTTTGAAACTCCTACACCAGAACTGGAGTTATCTGTTGAGATGCGATGCAGGGAAGTGATGAAAAGTGATGACTTTGATAATGTAAAAAGATACTGCACTCATCTCATAAGACACCAGATGAGACAGGATTTATTCCTAGCAGGAATGTTGGGTCGTCTAGCAGAACTGGAAGCCTTAGTAGCAATAAAAGAGATGAAAGAATCAAAAAGGAAGAACAGACAAACTATTGGTCGTCAGATAAAGAAGATCTTTCGTATTCCCTAATTTCTTTAATGCTGAAATCCTTTACCTGTAATTTTGGTATCTTATTGATTTCATAGTTATGTTTAACAATAGCAGTCCTGATATGGTCATTGACCCAGTTCCCATCATTAACTGTTAGGTCTGCTCTCGCATCTTTAGTTATATGGATCTTGTGATCTACTCCACGAAGCTCTACATCTAGCAATAATCTTACTAAATTTTTCTTTCTGTTTTCCTGCAAAAATTTTAATTTTTTCCAAGACGAATGTTCCTCTCGTTTCATTTTCTAATTCATTAATTCGTTTGTTAATAGCATCATATCTAACACAGTATTCCTTCATATCCAAATTATCGAACCAAAATTTTTTCTGGAGTTCTGCAAGCTGGTGCTGATAGTTTTCTATCAAATCTTTGTTATTCATACCTTACATTCACCCTTTAAATCCTGAAGCATAGCCTTCATTTCGTGTTCATAGTCGTTAAGTTTTTTCATCACATCATCAATACTGTCAGTTGATTTTTCTATCAAGTAATTATCAATAGCTTCCCGTACCAAAAAAGAAAAAGATTTACCTGGACCAGAAAGTTGTGATAAAGCCTCATGTTGGGTATCTCTTATCTGAACTGTGGTTCGTATTAAGTTTGACATAAATAGTTAATGTAAAAGAAGATGAGGGCTTACAGATCAGGTTAGCTTATTCAGTAGGATTTTACTCGGAGGAAATCAAGAAACCCCCTAGACCCCCTACCAAATCCTCGAAGGGAACTCATATCATTTCCTGTAAAATTGTAGCGATAGAACATGAGGGTCATAATTCTCAAGATTACGGGAGAGCAGCATAACCACCTGGTCTTTTAACAGATTGATCTTGCCTCGTAGTTATTCAGGAAAATGTGCAAATTTTAAGGTTACAGACTCTTTAACTATTCTTCCATCTGCTATAGCTTGTCTTTCATCAGCTACCCATTCTTCATCAGTAGGTTCTCTAAAATCCCCAGGAAAACAACCTTGTGGTTTGACTATTTGCCACTCAGGAGTTTTGTCATACTCCTCTATAGTTATTGGTATGCCAAACAAACCCTTGTGTTCGTCATCTTTATCTAAAATAGATTTACCCATACCATCGAACCACCAACCTACTCTTTCTACATCTACTGGATAATCGTCAGTGCCATCATAGATAGTAGGCATGATGCTATCAAGAGCTTTGTCATAAGATTCAGCTTCAATCTCAAACACTTCGTATAAAATACTTTTTGTTTTGATCTTGTAAAGTTTTTTAGTAGTCATAATAATTTTAAGTTACTACAATAGTATAGCAACAAAATGTCATCACTTTGTAAGCATTAACAAAATTTAATCTTCTTCGCCTTTTCTTCCTTCTATTCTTCTTTGTACGGACTGTCTCCACAAAAGATCATCTTTCGCTTCTGCTATTTTATATTCACCAGTATTCATAACTCTTTGTAGCTTTTCATAAGCAGCTTGTCTTACCCAAGCAGTACCTCTCATATTCTCTTCTTTTGCTACTTTTTCTATAAGTTTTGACCTATGTGGATCTATTAACACCTGATAATAATTTTTGTTGCCGTGTTTCTGTGCCATTTAATGAGTTGTTCTTGTACTACTTTACCATCAAAAAAGTAAATTGGCTCTACTTATTGCTGCTCCAATATTTAATTAATAATTTTAGTTCTTCTATACGTTTTAAAGCCGCTTGAATTTTCTGATCTGTTGTCAATGAGTTTCCTCCCAAGTTTTACCTATGGATACTTCAGCAACAGCAGGAACAGCACCCAACCATTTAGATTCTGCAAATTCCATAATACCTTTCAGTTTGTTAGCCCATGCTTCCGCATATTGATCCCGAACCAAAAGAATTACCTCATCATGTACTGCTGCTGCTATCTTTACTACATTCTCACCTGCTTCATGTACTTCAACCCATAAGTTACCTAATGCACATTTAAGGATAGCTGCACCAGCCCCCTGAATTGGTGTATTACATCTGACTGTAACTCTGTTAAGATCACCTTTCAAATATCTACGCATATTAGATAAGGGTATTCTGGTTTCAGCCCATTCATTACCTTGAGAGTTTTTTGATAATTGATAGTTTTTATTCTGCCAGGCATGAACACCCTTATAGGTACGCAACCAATTATCGCGAACAGTGATAGCTTCCTCAAGTGTCATTAAAACACCACTGCTACCAGCATAATTACGCAATCCTTCTGCACCAGCACCATATAACAAACCAAAATTAGCTGACTTAGCTATCTGTCTATCACAACCCATCTGCTGTGCCGTATAGTCATGCAAATCTTCTCCATTTTGGAACGCTGCAATCATATTTTCATCATTAGCCAATGCAGCAGCTAAACGTAACTCCATCTGTGAAAAGTCAGCATCAACTATTTTCCACCCATCAGGAGCTTCTACACATTGTCTGAACTCAGAATCTCTTGGTATTTGTTGGTTATTAGGGTTAATACTGGACATTCTGCCTGTGTCCGCACCAAGTTGCATATAAGAAGCTTTTACAAAACCATCAAAGTCAATCTTCTTTTCAATACTGGTAATCATCTGCCTACGTTTTTCTGTTTTCTTCCAAACAAGATAAGTCTGTATGATCTCAGAATCCGCAGCAAAAGCTTTTAATGTTTGTCTTGATGCACTAGGTTTACCATCAGCATCTACTGGAGGCTTACCAAGTAACAGAGTAAATTTTTCCAGTAATTGTTTTGGACTGTTGAGATTAAAACCAGCATATTTTTTAGTACCTAACCTTATAGAACCTTCGTCTTTCGCACGAAGATTATAAGAACCATCATCTTCTCTTGGCAGCTTATGTTTTTCTGGTAAGGCATTGTCTAACTCCCGTAGAAAGTCTTTTGTCATTTCTTTTAAATCATGTTCGTAGTCAATACGTTTTTCTTCAAGAGTGGTTTTGTTCCAGGGTAAACCAGTTCTCCACATCTGAGCCATCGCTGGTAATGCTAGACACTCCAATGTATAAGCCTCCATTAGTTGATTGGCCTGTATTCGTACGTCCAATATTTGATCCAGTTCTAATAACACTTCAATATCTTTTGCTGCGTATTCAAGTTGAGCAGAACTTAATACATCAGCACCCCAATTAGATTTTTGCTGCTCTTTAGACACTTCCATATCTAAATATCGTTTTGCTACATCAGCTAAACCATTCTTCGTTTTTGGTATGCCATTTGTAAGTAAGCGACTTGCTAACATACTACATCTGACTTTCCCTCGAACGTATATATCATGTTCTTGTAGCCAGCCAAGATCAAATACTGCGTTATGTGCGAGCCAATATCTAGCTCCATTTTGAAAGAATCTATTGAGATAATTCCAATTATTATCAGAAAGTTCAAAACAATCAATGATAACAATGGTTTTAAGAGTATAAGACCCTAACTGAAGTAATCTTAATTTACCTTTTTCTGGTTGTAATTGTAGCGTTTCTGTATCAAAAGCCAGGCTTGATGCTGTATGTAAACGATGAAGTTCCTTGATGCCGTAGTAAACGGAATAATCAGAGTTTGTCATGGGTTGTGACTATAAGTTTATGTCTGTTATTGTAGCACAGTAGTATATCAAGTCCAATGCTCAATCTTGCGTTGTAACAAATGACCATCCAATTCTGTGTATATCAAAACATCTATTCCCAGTTGGATCGCTTGTAAAACTTCACTGTGAAAATACTGTGTATCTTCGTAATCCACTTGTTCGACATCCACCACTCTATCCAGGTCATCATATTTTGTATAACGAACCGAAGCTATTGGTGAATTTTTCCTTTCTTTGTGGCAATAAATTATTACTTTCGTTTGTCTCATTAAAATCATTCAATAATATATTTTAATTCTTGAGGTATAAATGTATTCTTTTTTTGTAAATACTTTTTACAAACTACAGGATGATACTGACCTACACCATTTTTATATCTTGGATGTGGCCTAGTTTTCTTTTTATAACCTAGTTGGTTAGATAATATGGTTAGATCTCTGCCGACTATACTTGTAAAGCCTTCATGTGTAGGCCAATTAACTAAAGCACATAAACGTAACGCTTCTATATATCCTTCTGCTTCTCTACGTTTCTGTAATTCATCTTGATTTTGTTTAACAACATGAGAAACAAATTCATTTTTTCTATATAAATCAAGATTTATTTGTTCTTGATTTTCAATATGATTATCTACAGTTTCACTAAGTTGGTTTATTACTTTAGTAGTTAATAAATTAAGTTGAGCTAATGACCGCCTGTAGTTACTGTTATCTTTCGATAAATCAGACATAATGTTTTAAAATAGTGTGTTTTTAATTTAATACAATAATACTTACAAGTCTATAATTTTACTTTTACCTTTAATATCATCATGGACAAGTTCAGTAACATCTTTTGAATTTAATGTGGTGGTTGTCCATTTATCGCAAGCATTTTCATATTCCTCTCGTGCGTGGGGGGATAGATCATTTGTCACATTGGGGTCAGACCCCTTTATTGATGGGTTTTTTACAATGTGACAGCTATCAGATTTTTCTACTTGTCGCATTGGTGTTTGCTTATCACCCTCCGTACCAATGTGACAGCTTTTATTTTTTTCTACCTGTCGCATTGCTAAACCCCTGTTGTCATTAGATTTCCGTACCAATGGGACAGATTTTTTGTCTCCCCGCACGAGGATAGCTTTATATAGATATGTGGGTCGTCCTCCATTAACGGATGGTTTCTTGTCTGAAATTTCAATCAAACCTCTATCAACTAACCTTTCCAAAGATTTTCTTATAGCGGTTACATTACCGCCTATCAATGGATCGGAATTAAGCTCAATTCTTGACCTTGAATCTGGATAAACAGTTCTAAGTTTTTCTAGGATACGATCAATAACAGAAGCAGGAGTAGAATTTTCAATTTTTGGTTTATAATCTTTAAGTTCAAAACTAAGATCATCTGTTTGTTTTAGTAAAAGAGCACTACCTGTACGACTAAACCTACTTTTTTCAACTTTTATAATTCTTGTATTATTTCCAAGTTGTTGAGCTAGTTCTTTATCTGGTTTACTAAGTTTCCATACTTCAGATACAGCATCTCTAATTGAGCTTGTACCTCTAAAACCACCTTGTTTATTTGCATGATGTATCACTAAAACAGTAGTTGCATGAGTTCCATTACTACCATTCTTGTTAGTAATTCTATAAAGAGGCGATGCAAAAGAACTTTTGTTTTCATCAAAAGCTCTACCAGCAGAAGAACCAATTAAAGAGTCAATAATTACTAAAGCTGGCTTATGTTTCTTAAGAAGTTGAGCAAAATAATATTCTCTTCTTATTTGAAAACCATGAATAATAACTGTATTTTTATCCATCTTGTAATCTTGCTCTCTTAACTGTTCGCGTAATTGCACTTCTGGTTGATCTGAGTTAAGAATTAAGACTTTACCTTGTTTCACTGGAACGGTGTTGTTTTGTACCGTAAATGGAATACCTTCAGATATATGTTTAGCTAAAGCCCAAGCAGCCATAGACTTACCATCTCCACCAGCACCATAAAGAAGTAAAACAGCAGGAGTAGGTAGTATTTCAGGGATTATATAACTTCTTGACAAGTCTTTAGCGTCTAAATCTTCAGCAGTAATTTCTTCAGTACCTAATTCAAAGGCTTCACTGCTCATTAAACAACTTTCTAGCTTTTCAAGATCTTTATAGTCATTATCCATAGCTAATTGGTGCATCAGAAAGTCCTGTTCACCTGGATCGGCCACATCTTCACAGATACGCATATATTCTTTCTTGACATCCTGGAAAGACATTTTGTTCCTTCTGGTTTTAATCATTAGCTCATTTTGAGCCTTCTGAACAATATCTAAACTTACAGGACTGAATCTAAGCCTCTTAGGATCTTCTTCGTCAGCATCATATATCAAAGAACCTAAACCACGTTTAGAACCTTTAAAGGACTTCCAGACGACCTCACAGGGGTTATCTGCATCCCAATCGTTTATATAATCTGGATCTTCCTTAGACCATGCAGACCACAAGGAAAGGCCAAGTTCATTGGGAAGCTCAGAATGTATAGCCATTCCAATCTTCACCCAATGATCTCTACTACCAGCACCCTGGGGCGGAATAACGCTTAAACATTCCTGCACTATCTGAGCTTTTTCATCTTCTGTACGATCTGATAAGTTCAGAACATTTTGATTTTTAATAAATCCAACCTGTTCTTCATTAGCCTTCAACGATTTCATTTCAGCTAATAACCAATCTGGAGCGTCAGGAATATTATTTAGATCACCAGTAAATGTATAAACACCCTTTTCTGAAGTTTTAGAACCAGGATAAGCACCAAAAATTAAACCCTGTCTGTTCCATAAGATTTCATAACAGGTTGAAGTTTCCTGAGATAAAAACCTACCCTTAACACTACCCCAAAGTTCTTCGGGCACTTTAAATACAAACTTTGCTGCATTACATTTCGTACTTGTTATACAGGGAGCACCATCTAATGTACTACCCCATTTTTTCTTATGAGCAGCAAGGTTTCTATCAACGTCAAGAATACAGATACCATTACCTTTTGACCCTGTAAAAAGCCCAACCGCACCAAATCTATCTGGGTACTTATCTAATACATAAACAACATCATCTGGGGAAAAATTTCTTTCATAAGCTTCACCATAAGGATTCTTCCCTGTGGCTTTTATAACCTTTCCCTCTTTGGAACGTATCTCAACTTCTTTGCGATATATAGGAGCATAAACCAAGTGTTTGGGTAAACTCTTAACAAATTGTTGCAGCTTCATGTGTTACAATACCTACTGTAGACTAATGTGTTCAAACCCTCAAGGTTATACCCGCTTTGAGGGTTTTCTTATTCTATATCATTTACTTTTATCTGTCCATGTACTACAATAAGGGAGCACAGGGCTTAAGCCTACCGCATATTTTAAATCATGGCATTTTTAACAGAAAAAGCACAATCAGCAGTAGCCACCACAAATACAGGTGGTTATTTAAATCCAACAAAACTTGAAAGTGGAGGTAGTGCTCGTTTTGCACTACTAGAGGATCAGCCTCTTGAATATTGGGAAGCCTGGGGCGAATCAGGAGATGGCAGAAAAAAGCCATTCAGATTTGCTGATAATCCTACAAATGACGATATTGAAATCGAAATGGGATCAGATTTCTCTCGTAAATTAAACAGAGAGGGAACAGGACCAGAACCTTCAAAGTTTGCTATTGCAGTTCCAGTATTCAATCACGATTCACAAAAGGTAGAAATCTTTGCTGCTACACAGAAAGGCATCATCAAGGAACTTGATAAGATCAGCCAGATGGAAGATTATGCAGATCTTCTGGAATGGGATTTTGTATTATCAAGAGAAGGGGCAGGTCTTAACACTGAATACAGTTTGAGAGCAGTGCCAAGAAAGAAAGGAACAAACCCTTTAATTAAGGCAAGTTATGAAGAAGCCAAAGAAAATGGTTTTAACATAAACAGATTATTAACAGGTGGAAATCCCTTTAAGGACGAAGAATAAATCGCCATTCATAGGGGTCTTTTGATCCCTTTTTTTTTATGATTAAATCTATAGAGACTTATTACAAGGGTTATCTTTGTAGATCTAGGACAGAAGCAAGATGGATGGTTGCTTTTGATAGGGCTGGCATTGAATATGAATATGAGCCAGAGGGTTTTGATTTAGGTAAACCAGGAAAGTATTTACCTGACTTTTATTTACCGCAATTTGGTTCTTATGCTGAAGTAAAAGGTAGAACTTTTACTTTACAAGAAATACAGAAAGCTAAATCGTTGTGTATTCAATCGAAAAAATCTGTACTGTTTCTAACTGGTCAACCCTCAAGAAAAGGTTACTGGTCAATTCATCCTTTTGGAAAGACTAATTTAGAGTATAGTGCTACTCACAATTCTGAATTACCAAAATCTTTACGTTCTCCCTTAATAGGGTATAACTTAGGTGGAAAAGAATCAGAGTATCAACCTGTTTATAAGACAGATGAAGATTGTTCTTTACTTTTACTTGATTTATTTAATCCTAAAGAAGCTTTATCTCTCATAATAACTGAAGGAGTATATAATCATTTGTTTCCTAATGCTCAACCTATTAAAGATATTGATGAAAGTGACAGTGTAGCTGTTAGAAAATCTAGATCAGCACGATTTGAGCATTATAAAAAATGAACTTGCAAACTAATTTATTTAAGGTATTATAAAAATGGGAACGTATATCTACGAACCATTCATGGGGACATTACAAAAGCATGGAGCGTTAGCAGGCTTAAGACGTTGGACATTGGAACGTGATGATTCAGGCACTATATATCCACATCGTATATATCGAGATAATAAGAAAAATATATATCATTCAGTAACTCATATACTAAAAGAAACAGCACCACAGGAACAAAAAGATGCTTTGGAGCGTTGGATTGAAAAGGAAGGATCAGCCGATGAAAGGGACATGGCTTGCGAAAGGGGTAGGCTTGCTCATGCTCATGCAGAGTATCTACTCAAAACTGGAGCGAAGATTGCCCGACACAATGCAAACAAACGGGGAAGTTGGCGAACAGGAAAAGATGAATTGGATCGTTGTCCAAGAAAAGTTACGGAATGGGGTTTATCGAAAGCAGCCGAAACCGCACCTCGTGTTAGTTGGAGTGCGTCAGGCTACGCAAGAGGTTTACGATCATTCATATTGGAACGAGTAACGGCCATTCATGCGGTAGAGTTTAGTGTATATGATCGAGAATATGGCTATGCTGGTACGGCAGACGCTTTAATAGATGTTGATGGAGTGTTAACGATATGTGATTGGAAAACATCAAAAGAGGTAAGATCGGAAGAAATGTTAACTAATTATTGCCATCAACTTGGTGCGTATAATTATGCGTTGCGTAAAATTACAGGTATAGAATGTAATCAAGCATTGGTATGTATAGCTAGGAGAAGTGGAAGCCCCCAACTCAGATTAATGAATAATCTTGAAGTTAGAGGCTCAGAAATTATGTTTATGGAGCGTTGCTTAGAATTTAAAAAACAACTTAAAGAATTAGCAGTGGTTTAATCATAATCTATCATGCCATTTAGTACCGAAGGAACTCATCATTTCCTGATCTATTGGTTCGTAATCCAGATAAGGTGATGGATCGTCATACATATCAGAATTTTCTTCCCACCAATCATCAATAAGATCTTTGGGATGTAATACTAATGAATAGCCATCATCAGAATCTTCACATAAATCTTTATACCATTCAATAAAATCATCATAAAAACCTGGGTCGAGCTTACCAGGTTTTGCAATTTCATTAATAGCTGTATCTCTACAATGTTCATGGAATTGCTCAGATATATATTGGGCATCCATTTCAGCCATCACAATATCTGGTACGGGATTGTCAATCATTTTTTTAACCTTTTTTTGTTAGTGATATATAAATTGGCATATTTAACAGCCAATTCAGTCTCTTGGTTTGTTTCAGCCCATTTCATAGCTTTATAAATAGTTTCCAGGGCTTTGTGTTCATTACTCTTTTTTGGATCGTCTTTTTCATTTCCTTCAGTTTCCCATTCATAGATTTCATAGGCTTTATTTGCCCATCTATAAGCGGTAGATTCTGGAACGTCAGATTTCATTAATGTTGTAACAACATCATTTTTATCTAAGTCTTTACGAAAAAGAGTTAAAGCTAAGTTTTGACCTTCTTTTTTATCCATTTAAAAATTCCTTCATTTTTACCATTTCAATGGATAGTTCCGCACATAATTTATACTTTTTATAATCTTCGGCCTTTAATGTACTACCAATAGCTTCTGCTATTTTTATACATTCATTAGCTTTTTCATCATTTGGTGCGAATACAGATAAAACTAAAGCCCTTGTGAAATTTTCACAGGACTTTATATAATTTTTATTTGTCATTTATCTAAACCATCTAAATATATTTTTTCTAATGGATCTCTTTCTTCTCTAAAGGAAAAACCATTATCAACATTATCCTGGGGAATACATATTCCTAGACCTGGATCGGCTTGTCTTAAGAATAAATGAACTGGTGTTCTGCCAGTATTAACATCCCATAAACCATTCCATAACCATAAACCTAGTTCATTAAAAACCTTTAAAGGTAGGCTTTCATGGTTTCCGTTTCTAAGGAAATTATAAATGGTACGAGTACCGCACCAATCAATGCCCTCTAATTTTATTAAGTCTTTGAATTGACTTTTTCTTATTGAGCTTTCATGCTCAACTTTTTTAAAAAGGTTAAACCTTTCAATTTGTTCATCATGTATTCTTTGATTTGGTAAGCCCATAATGCCAGAACCAACAATAAGAACATTTTTTTGAGAATTTTCAGTTTTTTTCATTTTTGGTTAGTTGAAATACTATTACCATTACTATAATACAATAGAATTAGTAATTGTAAAATAAAAAAATTCTCATTCTTAAAATATGTTTTGGCCTTTAATGTAATTTATAAAGTTTTGGCCTTTAATGCTTTTTTGCTTAATTTTAGTAAAAGTTAGTAATATCAATAGGTTTAAGAGGTTATATTTTTATAATTTTAGTTATTTTTTAGAAAATTTTATAATTTTAACTTAAATTTCCATTTGTTACAATCAAAAGTTATAAATATTTTATATTCAATATAAATAATTTTAGTTGTTTACTTATTTTTATTATTGTGTTACATTGTCTTATAAGTAGAAAACTTTTTCAACTACTTATCAAAAAAAAATGTCTATTACAACAACCACAAAAGAAGTATCATCTCCTTATGCTATGTTTACAAGTTCTGAACTTGAAAGCTTAAAAGGAAAAATAAATATAGATGAAAGTTCTTTAATTGGGATTTTTCCCTATGTACCTTTTGAAATAGCTTCAAATTTTGTTTCAAAAGATGTTTCAAGGTATCTTTTACAAGGTATTCATATAAGAGTAACTGAGAAAAATATTTCTATAGAATCTACTGATGGCCATAGGGCTTTTATTTTTACTTTCCCTAATAATTCAATAGGATTTAAAGGAAATAAAAATATTATTATTCCTGGTACGGTATTTAAAACAAAAGTTAAAAACGCTACAAGAATAATTGTTAGTGAAGATTTAATTTCTTTTATGGATGATGAAATCTTTTTGCATAGTGTAGCGTTTAGAAAATTTGATGGTACTTTTCCATCCATTGATCAAATTGTACCTGATACTTTTAAAAATAATTGGCAAGAATTATCAATAAAAGGCTTTCATTATAACGCTAAGTACTTAAAAGAATTTTCTCAAATCGTAGAAAAATTCAATAAGTCTAAATGTATTACTTTTAAAGGTAATAATAATATTAACCCTTTTGTATTGTCTACTACCTGGGATGTTAAAAACCCTTTTGAAAGTTTAGAGGGTTTTAATGCTGAGTTTCAATATTTATTAATGCCAATTCAAAAAAGATATTAATTTTATATTAATCAATTGCTTTTTATCTTCTTATGTACTACAATAATAAACATAAGAAGATTTTTTTTTATTCAACTTCTTACTAAATAAAATGAAAACTCAAAAAAGTTTCGCTAATTGTGATAGATATGTATTTGATTTCAAATACTGTAATTCAAAAAAAGGTTTTGCTCAATTAGAAACAACAGAAGATGCTCATTATTTTGGAAATTGGGTTAATTTTAAAAGTTTTGAATTTGTTTCTTATGTTGAGGGTGATATTATCATTAAAAAATGTGATAATAAAGAAGAATTTAAAAAAGAACTTTTAAAAAGTGTTACCTGGTTTAAAGATAATAATAGTTTTAAAGGTATTGATTTATTAAATGATGAAATAGAAAAAGATTTTAATAAATTAAATTTAGATAGATCTTTTTATCTTCATAAATCATATTGTGAGGTTTAAAAAATGAAACTAGAAAATTTTGGAAGTAATCAAACATTAGTTAAACTAACTAATGATAAAGAATTATTTTATTCTTATAAAACTATAGTAAGTGCAAAATTAAAAGATAAGTATTATTATACATCTTTTAAATATGGTAATACAACTACTAGGCATATTAATAATTATTTAAAAGATAATAAAAAAGATGCTATTAAAGTATCTCAAGATTTTTTAGATAATTTATTAAATAATAATATTATTGATATTACACCAGTTAAAAAAGAATTATTAAAAATAAAAGGTAGTAAATGAAATTTAGTGAAAGATATTATAAACACTTAACACCATATCAACATAAGATTAATAATAATTGGTTTATTAATCAATTAAAAATGTTAAAAGATAATGGTGTTTTGATAATACCTAATATTAATAAAAAATTTGATAAACAAGGAAAAGAGATAAATTAATTGTTAATAATTGTAACAAGTATTTCTATTGTAGTACAATAGTAAATTTATTATGACTATAATTAATAGTAAGAGAACAACAAAGTTCTCACCAAAAAAAAAACAAATGAAATTATTTATTCTTTATCTCTCAGCGATTGTCTTATCATTGCTACCTTTTGTAAGTATTGCTAACAACATCAAACAAGACTTACAACAAAGAACAGAGACTATAGATTCTGTTATTACTTCTTATTCTTCTTACTTACAAAATAGTTAATCATGGAATTTACAGAAAATCAAAAAGAAATTAATTCTTATTTTGAAATTGCAAAAACAAAAAATCCAAATTTTGCAAATAACATTAACGATTATATGTTTATGTATAAAAAACAAAATGAATTATTTTTTAAAAACATTATTACTAGAAATTATTTAACTATTACTTATTAATTATTATGGATTCTGAAATTTTAAAATGGATTGAGAAAGCACCAAAACAAAAAATTAAATTTTCTGCACACAAAGAAAGTTTTTATAATGGTGAATTACAATTAAAATTATTTTTTAAAATACTACAAAAATAATTAAAAACAAAAATAAATTAATCCTATTGTAAAAGATAGGATTTTTTTTATGCAAAAAATTATTTATTAATATCATTATTACTTATTTACTTACTTAATTTTATTGTTTGGTTTTTGTCTTTTCTTGCTTGCTATCTTGTAAAGGATAAATTTTAAATTGTAATTGGTGCGAGTGTTCTTATAAAATTGTTGAACCTGGAAAAATAGTTTTTCACTGTAAGAAAATTTTTGAATAAAAAAAAATAAGATATAGAAATAAAAAAAATTATGTTGTTAGTGTTCCCGCCTGGCCGCCTGGCTATCCCCTACCCTGGGGGGACAGTTGCGATACTGTCACATGGTAGCATAATATAGGGAACTTACTGAATAACGGCTAAAATATTTCTCTCTACATTATTTATTATAGTACAATACTACAGTAGTGTCAACTATCTTTTTGATTTTCTATTCGTATAGCTAGTTCTGGGGCATTTATGTTTACAGTCTCTACACTCTCCCCTACTACTTTACCTAATGAATCCAATATTTGAGCAGCAGTCTGGTACTGACCTTTTCTTACTGCTTTATCAAAAAGTCTAACTCTCATAGCTTGTAGCCTTGAAATCATATTTTCTCTATCTTTTTGCCAATCCTCTTCGTTCCATTTACTTACCTCCTTCCAATCATTCCAAGCAGTTTTAACACAAACACCTTCCCTTGAAGAATGTTCCAGAACCAAATGTCTTGTTGGCAACCCGTCTAATTGTCTTTTGTATAATCTTTGCCTTCTTTGTTCTATGACCAAATCAGGAGATCTACCTGGATTTCTTTTTTTAACTTTTGGAGCGAACGAATCGTCAAAGTTGTTTAGGATTGCTTCTGTCACGGACTGAAACTTGTGTTAATAATTGAATAATAACTCTAAAATAGCAAATCAGTCGATAAAAACCACGAAATAAATTAAGATTAGGGTTATTTTGTATTACATGAGTGTAAAAGCGAAAGAAGAATTGACATTACGTTGGGCACAGGGGGAGGTGTTCAGCAATAAGAGTAGGTTTAGGGTACTGGTGGCTGGTAGAAGATTTGGAAAATCCTATTTGTCATGTATTGAATTAGTAAATGCAGCGATAAAGCGTCCAGGTGAAACATATTTTTACTGTGCCCCAACTTATCGGATGGCAAAAGACATCGCCTGGAAAGAACTTAAAAAACTTGTACCCCGTGAGTGGGTTGCTTCCAAAAACGAAACCGACCTCAAAATTGAACTAATCAATGGTTCATTGATTGAATTAAAGGGAACAGAGAACGCAACAACTTTAAGAGGTCGAAGTTTAGCTGGTGTAGTGCTAGATGAAGCAGCCTTCATGGATTCTGACGTATGGTTTCAAGTTATAAGACCAGCATTAGCAGACAAACAGGGATGGGCACTATTTATATCCACTCCTGATGGCACGGCAAGTTGGTTCTATGATTTATGGTGTTATGTACCAGAAGATGAAAGCGGGGATTGGAAGAGGTGGAGTTTTACAACTATTGAAGGAGGCAACGTACCAGCCGAAGAGGTGGAAGCGGCAAAAGCCCAACTAGACAAAAGAACATTTAAACAAGAATTTGAAGCAAGTTTTGAAAACCTCACAGGTTTAGTAGCCGTAAGTTTTGATGATGAAAACATTAGTAATGAAGCCCAAGACCTACAGATGTTACCTTTAATTTTGGGGTTAGATTTTAACGTAGACCCAATGATGGGAATATGTGCAGTGAAATACCAGAATTATTTATATGTTTTTGATGAGATTATGTTAACGGGTGGTGCTACCACATGGGATTTTGCGGAGGAAGTTATTAGAAGGTATGGGGTAGATAGACGAATTATTGCTTGTCCAGACCCTACGGGTAGTGCAAGAAAAACAAGTGGAGTTGGTGTTACAGACCATACAATTTTAAGAAGGAATGGATTTACGGTTATGAGTCCTAAAAGCCCTTGGAAGATCAGAGATAAGATCACTGCTGTCAATACTGCCTTGTATGACGCTAATGGTGATAGAAGGACGTTAATTCATCCTCGTTGTAAAGAATTGATAAAGGCACTTAGAACATTAACTTACGCACCGAATACTGGTTTACCTAATAAGAATCTGGGAGTGGACCATGCTTTTGATGCTTTTGGTTATCTTTGTCTGCAGCAGTTTAATTTAGCGAAACCAGAGACATTAGGGCAGACTGCGTTTAGAATATACTAAGTTACTCTTTTTGCTTATGGGCTACGGAATGTCAACAACAAAAAAGAAAAAAAAGAAGAAGAAGGGAGGTAAAAAGAGAAGTGAATGTACCTGTTAATAAAGCACTTTACGCTAGAGTAAAAGCTGAAGCCAAACGTAAATTTGCTGTTTATCCTTCTGCCTACGCTAATGCTTGGTTAGTCCGAGAATACAAAAAACGTGGTGGAACTTATAGAGTGGAGAGAAAACGTGCCACAAAGAAGAAAAAGTAAACCAAGTACCAGAACTAAGGGTGGTTTAGACCGTTGGTTTAAGGAAAACTGGGTTGATGTAAAAACTGGCAAACCTTGTGGCCGTCAAAAAGGGGAAAAAAGAGGTTATCCAGCTTGTAGGCCAAGCAAACGTGTATCAAGTAAGACACCTAAGACAGTAGGAGAGATGACAGCAAGTGAAAAAGCTAAATTTAAACGTGAAAAAACAAGCAGTAAGAAGATAACATATCAACATAAACGTAAAACCACTAGAAAAAAGAAAAAATGAGTAAATCTCACGCAATGGCAAGATGTCAAGGGTACATCGCAAGTGTTAAAAAAGGTAAGAAAAAGAAAACTAAGGCAAAAAAGAAAAAAA